ATTTTTGTTCAATATAATTAAACAAATACCTACCGGTATTGTATAAAGCACCGTCATCAGTCGTCCGACTCGGTACGAGACAATACTGATAAACAGATTCAAAAGCAATTTTGTGTTCCAAAAAACCACAAAAGTGCGGGCTTCGCGACTGTGGCACGAATGAGATACTGGTGGTAGTATCAAGGTGGAGATCAACAACGGAGACGTCAGAGAATCCTTCTGGTTCAAGGAAAAACGTACCCGAACAATCAGCCACACCTTGAGTAACCACCAACATATCACCGTACCATGCTCTAAAAAGCCTGGAGAAATAGTTTATCGGGGTCATTCGATCTGAAACGATAAAATCGACTGACCTAATATTGAAATTCTCTACCGGGGCGCGGATAAGATTCGCACGACGAACAATTGACAACATGTCACTGATAGGGGTTTCAGCAGCGTCGGGTGGACTGACGCCTACGGAAGGAGCGGCAACAACACCTCCATCAGTGACGTCATCAGCATGCACGTCGCTAGCACCAGCTTCCATGGTGTAAACAATATCCACGGGCAAATCAGGGTAACAATCAGCCTCCTCATCACCATGATTAAAATACCATTCCTTGATATCGTCAAAATTAGGCCAACAGATTGACAACCCCAAGGCATCAGTGTATTTGGAGTAGGTCGTGATCAAGTCACCATAATAGCCGCGACCACCTCCAAATGCACGAATGAGATTCGACGCAATCCCTTGCTTCAACACGGGGATAGGATCGGCACGCGCCCGTGTGAAAGCAAAGATTTTAAACAATGAGTCATAGTCAGGTTTAGCCAAAAACAACTGCAACTCGTCATCAAATCTTATGGTTGTGCCCAAGAAACCAAGTCCTTCTACACCCTGACAAGCACCAAATCCCTTGTTCACATCAGCCCTAGTGTACCTACCACCTAAAGACACTATGACATCATGCATGACTTGGGAATTAAATTTACTCGCGGCTTTGGTAGTGACAGCCACAACATGGTCGTCACCATAGCATGTTGGGAACATGCTACCACGGGGGTCACCACCAACCCTATCAAACCAGGCATAGTAAATGAGTAACTGACAAACCAACGTGTTGATGGTAGTAGTAAGATAGTGCCCCGAGTTCAAACCAACGGTCTTGGTGAACATCTGGGGCCCTATTTTGTTTTTAACCGTCAACATATGGTCCAAAAGTGCTGCTCTAAGTTTCTGTTCCTGTTCAAAGAGTCCAGGATTACAAGGATTCTCCTTAAAGCTAGCACTGTACCAAGACAGGATGATGGATTTGACCTGCGCCATCAAATCCGCGTTCAAAAAACTATCAAAATCACCAAAATCCCCATCAAAACCCAATGGGTACTGTGAGAACGTACGGGCCCAGTGATTGTGCCAGTCAATCGAGTTGATATCGAGGCCAACAGCGCAACAATTGTACAATTTGCCACGTTTCATACCGCTAACGAAATGACCAAAATATCGCTTGCAGTAGTAAGTCATAGACAGCGGACTCATACCAATCGCCCGAGTACTCTCAGCTTCCAACTTCCTCATAGGCAACACTTCATCCTTAAGAATCCAATCCAC